CTGACAAAGTTCGAGACATCACACAGTTCTTCTCTCGTCAAATCAACCAACACATCCCGATGGATGATGAGACTGCCGCTTGGCCTTTGAATACCCAAGACCCTATGTCAGCAGGTTTGGTAGAGTTCATCTCCCTCCTTACAGGAGAAGCTAACGACCCAGTAGGAACAGGACTAACCGCCCAGCCTGTAAATAAGACAGGAACCGACACAGCCACCGAGGCAGCCATCACTCAACAGATGAATGACATGGCTCAGTCATTGCAGTCTAAAGTTATGCAATTCGGCGAGCAGGAGTTCTGGAAGCATTGGTTGTCTAGGTATAAGAGATATGCTAAAGACGGAGATATTAAGATTGCGGCTATCGTAGGCGTTAAAGGCACGACCTTCGAGAAAGTAGACTTAGGAGCTATCAAGACCGACTCAATGCCAGGCGTTATGATTTACTCGGCTAAAGAAGCTGAATACAAGGAATTAGTTTTACGCAGAGATTTAATGACTCTTTATCCCCAGCTCATGCAGACAATGGATGCTGATGGGTTAAGAAACTTCAACAAGTTCGTATTCATGCCTAAGTTCCTAAACGACCCTAGCTTAGTAGATATTATGTTCCCTAAGACACTAGACGAGATGAAAGCTGAAGACGAGAACGAACAACTCAAAGAAGATATGTTGCCAGAGGTGGCTGAAACTGACGACCACCTAACTCATATCTATACTCACATGCAAGTTCCTAATAAGACATGGGCTACATTCATTCACTTGCAATGGCACGAAGACCTGTTAGCCCAGCAGAAAGCTATGCAACAGCAACAGGCTCAAATGCAGATGCAACAGGCAGCAGGGCAAGTTGAAGTAGGGGTCGAGAAACAGAATCCAATGGCTCAAGCAAGCCCATTGAAATCTGAAATTACAAGCAATAATCAAAAGTAATATGAGTATAAATTATTCAAAAGCTATTCCACACGATAGGAATAACGAGCCACAGCAAGGCTTACCGCCTGCTTTCGTGGCAATCCAAACTGACTTGTCAGAGAACAATGCAGCTTCTTCTGTCATCAGCTTATCGGCAAACACTACGACTATCGAAGTCGGAGCTGCTGGTTCTGGTGCAGTTATCAAGTGGATTCCAGTAGCTGCTTCCCAGACATCAGTTATAAGTGCAGCGGGAACTGCCAACTACGATAACTTCATTCCGGCTAACCAGGTCCGAAGGTTCGTAGTGCCAGTAGAATCACAGGGATTATCGTCTGTCGTGGGATTACAAGCCCAAGCAGGCTTATATGCCCGTGTTGCAGTCAAATCGGTCGGGGCTGCTTCAGTATTAACAACGCAGTATTAAGAAAATGAAGAAAAAGACAGTAAAAGCAGAGAAAAAGATTGAAACTCCGATATGTGTAAAGCCACAAAAGGTTTTAATCGCAGAAGTAGGCACAGATTTAGGTCGAGATGAGTTAAATGCCTTAGCTCACAAGATTAACGAGGTAATAAAAGCAATCAATGCCCTTTAAATCTGTAAAACAAATGAAATATATGTTTGCTAATATGCCTAAATTAGCCAAAGAGTTCGCTAGTAGGACGAATTTAGGTAATTTGCCAAACAAGGTCATGCCGAGTAATTTGCGAAAGCACATAGAAAAGCATGGGTTTACCACAAATAGTAAATAATGTGGTATAATTATTAGAAAGGTCGGTATTAAAAGTTAAATAAAAAAAACAAACAATATGTGTGCAATAAGATTTCCATTAAAAACAGTTTTGGATTACGATGATGTCGGACAGACTGGTGCTACATCCGTCGCGGGAGGTGTTGCTAAAACCTTCATGCTTCCGCAAGATACAGATAATGTGGTTGTAAAACTCACAGCTTCTGTTATCGCAGGTGCAGTTTCAGCTACTTTCCAAACATCAGACGATGGTGGCACAACTTGGTTCGATGTAGGTAGGACTTCCGTAGTTAGCAATACTTCAGGTAATGCTTTCGCAGAATGGCTCTCTATCCCAACAATCGGAACAGGTATCGCCACAGGCTTGTCAGGTTATCCAGCCGCAGGTTCAATCTTGAGCGTTGCGACAGGACGAGCTGCTGCTTCCTCTTTGGGAGCTCGCCAAGTATCGGGTTTGCCAATTTTGGGACAGTTAAATCGAGTTTTCTTGATTTATACTTCCGCAGTTTCAGGCACCGACCTTGCTCGTGTGAAAGTTATGGTCAACCAGCAATCAGCTACAGCGTAGTTAGATGAATAACTCAAAAATCATAAAAGATAATATCCTAGAAGCTCCTGAGAATATAGATAATTCTGCCGCTTACAGAAAGCAGGAACAGGAACTTCTGGAGGTTATTGAAGCCCTTGAGAACATAAAGGCATCAAACTATTGGAAGCTGTTAGAGAAAAAAGTATGGATTCCCTCTCTTGAAACTTTACAGAGGCAACTCAATAAAGAAAAAGAAGTAAATCAAATATTCCAATTACAAGGACAGATTAAGTGGGTAGAGAAAATCGCCGACTTAGAAACAATGCTCCTTATAACTAGAAATAAGTTAACAGGTATTAGAAATAATCTTAAATAATTCTTTAAAAAATATGGCAAAAAACCCAACCGACGGAGCGGTTCAAGCTCCAGTTACCGCTTATGTGCCACAAGCACCTAAGCTCAAGATAGAACGACAAGGGCAAAGAGCAGAGGCATATTCCGAGCGTTTACCACAAGTAAGGGCTGGAATCTGCGAGTTTTGCGGTGTCTTAGACAGGAATGTTCCGTCTGAGCACCAATATAAATTATGCGGTCACTTCAGAGATATTGGTCAGCTTCGCTGTTCATACTGCGATGAAACCAAAAATCCTGATGATGTTATAGGACATTCAATCCTTAATATCGCCAAGCACCCAGATAATCCGCAAAAACTGATTGTCTGGTGCGACTCATACAACTGCTCAAAAGCTCACGAGACTAGGTTCAAAAAGAACCAAAACTAGTGAGATTCTCATCGTAAGCTAGTCACTTATTGATTCGAGTATTATAAGACTAACCCCTTGCTTAGGGGGTCATAGCCCTAAGTTTAAGTAAAATTATGGCAGACGAATTTGATTTAGACCAATTAGATGCAGACATTAACAATAAAAATAAAGTCGAAGAAAGAATAAGAGGACTTAATGAAAAAGTTAAACTTACCCAGAAAGAACGAGACGAGCGAGATACTCTTTTAAAACAAAAAGACGACGAACTCATCTCTGCCAAAAAGGAAGTAGAGTTCTATTCTAAGTTTTCCGACTCCACAGCTAAGTATTCAGGTGCTCATGAGTTCAAGGACAAAATCCGAGAGAAAGTGATGCAGGGATATGATGTGGAAGATGCTACTGTTGCCGTTTTAGCCCGAGAGGGCAAACTGGCAACGCCAGCGGCCCAACAGGCTGAGAGGGACACAGTAGCAGGAGGTTCCGCTACCACGGCAATGAAAGGAGATGCAAATAAGCAACTCCATGAAATGTCCCGTGAAGAAAAGCGTTCAGCCCTCATGGAGGGAGACTCTAAAGGAGACCTAGAAAGAATTTTGCGAACAGGTAATTAACTTATAATTTAAGTTCATTAAAAATTTATGGCAATTACAGCTAGAGGTACAGGCTGGGGTGGCTCACCCGTCATCACTTCTGACCTCTTGGTTTCATACATCAATGATGAAATCAAGATTTTAGAACCACAGCTTCAGTACGCCCGCCTCGGTGTCCAAAGAGACGCTCCAAAGGGCTACGACCGCATTTTGTTTCCGCAGACAAATCAATTACCAGTTAAAGTGAATGTAATACCATCAGTAGGTGGCAACGCAGGCGGTTCCGTCTGGGGTGCTCAAGGTGGTATGCCTTCCGTAGGAGGTGCAACTGATGGAACAGCAAACTCACCAGTTTCGTCTTCATACGGTGTGGCCGCAATCACAGAAGGTACTAATCCTACCGCCGTCACATGGGGTGCCACAGCTTACAGCTCTGGTCCTTATCAATTCGGTATCTTGGTGCAAGTCACAGACCTTTTGGTCCACAACTCTGCCATCGAGGTAGTTGATTCAGCTTCTTCACAAGTTAAAAACGCATTGGCTCGTCTTGTAGACACAGTCATCCAGACTGTTGTAAACGGAGGAACTAACGGCGTTATTTATTCCGGTGGAAAGACAGCTCGAACTTCAGTCGGAGCAGGCGACACAATCGCTCAATCTGACATGAACCGAGCTTACAAGCTCTTGGCTTCTGCCAACGCAGCCGGACTTCGCCCATTCGAAGGCAAGTACTACGCAGCAGTCATCCACCCTCAAGTAGAAGGTGATTTGATGTCTAACACAGCCACAGGCTCATTCGTAGATGTCGGCCGATATACATCAGTCGATGATTTGCGTGCAGGTGCATTGGGAGATTACAGGGGTATTAGATACCTCCGAAGTGCTTGGCAGAACTACTACAACTCAACTGTGCCGGTATTCCCTACCACAGTTGTCGGTGACCAGTCGTTCGGTTGGGGCTACTTCCAGATGCCTTCAGCAGTTCTAGTCACTTCTCCAGACGCTTACAATCCATTGAATCTTTACACCTCTATTGGTGGAAAAGTGACTTTGGGTGTGACTCGTTTCGAAGATACTATGAATGCTGTCCGTGTAATTCGTGTTGAATCCGCAATTTCTAACTAGTTTAGATTTGTGCTTTGTCTCAGCCCTTCGGGGCTGGACACAGAGCAGAAACTCTGTAAATTATGTCTACAATCGCAACAGTCGGAGCTTTCGCAAGAGCTCAAACACAATCTGATAGCAATGGGTTGACCGATACGAATCTGGTCGTCTTCGCCAACGAAG